GGGTAGAAAAGCACGAGAAGCAGCTCCTCATTTTAGTATTGATGATTTTTCCAAAATCTTAGACTATAAGGGCAATAATCTAGAGGATTTTGGTAGAAACTTTAGAAAAATATCAAAAGAAAGATATGGTTTTGAGGGAGATCTAGATCCTTTAATTGATGTAATCGGAGGAAAAAGACCAGAAAAAACACAACAGAGAATAGAAAATCACTTTGGCTTTGATAAAGATTATGGAATGGGAATTCAGAAAAAAGAAAATGTTAGAGACTATGACATAATAGATCCTGATATGACTATAGATCACTATGAAGATTTAACAAAAGGTGTTAACGAAGGTAAAATTAGTAGAGAAGATTTTGAAAAATTTACAACATCTCCAGGGACTACTTATACTGATATGCCAACTTATGGTGATTATGTTGCTGTAAAAAAAGCAGTTTACGGAGATAATGCTTTTACAAATAAAAAACTTGCAGATAGGACTTTAAATTATATTTTAAATGACAAAGAAAGAAAGTTAGAATTAAATTACCTCAAGGCACAAGCATACAATAAATTTATAAATCATCCTAAGATAGCTCAAGACTTAGATAGTGATAATATTCTTGAAATAGCTACTAGACTTGAAGATTTGAGAAAAAGACAACCAGACTTTACTCAACTTACTGACAGTCAAAAATTAGAATTTGAAAAAATACAACAGGATTTTGAAACAGACTTCGACATGATCCCCAGTGAGCTTTTTATTAAGAGAGGAAAAGATGACCCTGGAAGTATTTTGCAAGAGATAAGTAAAGAGGTAATGGAACAATGGATGTCTGGCAGAGGAAACCAAAAACCTAGAATTTATTCTACTCAGGGAAGAACTAAGTATATTGCTAAAAAAAATGAAATTTCAACATACCTACCTAGAATAGAAAAGCCTAAAAGACTCTTGGGAAAACTTACGAAAATTGGTGTAGGAAGACCTGTTGCTAAATTTAAGAGAGACGAATATCTTGACGCATTTGACAAAGCTTCTAATATAGATTCTTTGGCTGTTTATCTTACTACTAATATAGCAAACAACGAACTTAGTAATGCTATGTTTCCACTTAACGCAATGATAGCAAAAAAGAACTTAATGAACATGGAACAGAGTATTAAACATTTAGAAGAGGTGAGAGATGCAGCAGTTGATAGAGTTCAAGAGGCAAATAGAAGAATAGAAGAATTTGATGCAAATAACGATAAGACACAAATATTAAATGACTTAAAAAGCAAGTTACCAGATGACTTAAAAGATTCTTTAGATGTGGTAATTCGACATCAAGAGGGAATAGAAAAACTTAATGAAAACCCAGCTTTCTCTAGTTCTAAACAAGCAACAGAATTGATGGTTCATCAAATAATTAATCAAGCAAGAAAGTTAGGATACGATAGAGTTGTTTTTCCTAATGTTGAATCTTATCTTAAAGCAGGAAGAACAAGTGAACCAATTAAAAGAAAAGCGTATGGAGATCCAGTCAACAAAGTTCCTTATAACTTTGCAATAGGTTCAAATGTTACAGATGCTTTAAAAAAGTATGGTTCTTCATATACTACTCAACCCACCTATAAGGCGTTTAAAAAAGGAATGGTTACTCAAGCAAATCAACCAGTGCCTCCTGCCGAAGTTAACTTTGGTGAACAATCTAGACAAAATCCAGTAGAAGATGATATGTTTAGGGTAATTGATTTAAACGATAAAGAGGCGGCTAAGAAATCTACTTTAAAAATACCAAGAATGGCAAAAGGTGGTATACTGAATAGATTCAGAAAGGCAAGTTAAAAATGGCAACAAGAGAAGAAAGATCAAGAGACATAGCTGGAATGGTTGAAAAAAGCATAGGAGCAGGTGGCTCCGCTATACTACAACCAGAGGCAGATAGTCTACAAATAGAAGTTGACGAAACTGAAGCATTGCCAGAAGGCATAGAAGTTGACACTGGAGAACAAGTCGAGGTTGTAGCCGAAGCTTACAATCATGATGCTAATTTAGCTGAAGTTTTAGAAGACAGTGTGTTAGGTGCTCTTGCTTCTGATTTACAATCTAAAGTTAAAGAAGATGTAGAATCAAGAGCTGACTGGGAAGAAGCTATTGCAAAAGGATTAAATTTACTTGGCATAAACTACGAGGACAGAAGTGATCCGTTTCTTGGTGCGAGTGGTGTAACACATCCACTATTGTCAGAAGCTACAACACAATTTCAATCACAAGCTTATAAAGAGATGTTACCAGCTGGCGGCCCAATAAAAACTCAAATACTTGGCGTACCAACAAAAGAAACAGAAGATCAAGCACAAAGAATTAAAGATTACATGAACTATCAAATTATGGAGGTCATGGAAGAGTACGATCCAGACACAGATCAAATGTTATTTTATTTGCCTTTAACTGGTTCTACTTTTAAGAAAATTTACTTTGATCCGACTAAACAAAGAGCCGTATCAAAGTTTGTTCCAGCCGAAGATCTAGTTGTTCCTTATTCTGCTTCAGATTTAATGACGGCAGAGAGGGTTACACATGTCGTTAAAATGACGTATAATGATATTCGTAAACTACAAGTGGCAGGAGTATATAGAGATGTGGAGTTATCTGCTTCGGATTCTGGAGAAGATGAAGGAAGTATCCAAGGAACTACTGATGAGTTGCAAGGACTCCATCCAGGTTATTCTGACGATGTATATACTATTTTGGAAGTCCATGTGGATCTCGACCTTGAAGGGTTTGAAGATCCTAATGGTATCATGTTACCATACATTGTTACGATTGACGAAAACTCTAGTCAAGTTTTGTCGGTGGTTAGGAACTATAGGGAACAAGATCAACTAAGACGTAAGAGACAATACTTTGTGCATTTTAAGTTTTTACCGGGTTTTGGATTTTATGGCTTTGGTCTTTTACATACAATCGGTGGATTGTCTAGGGCAGCCACCTCAATTTTAAGGCAGTTAATAGATGCAGGTACTTTATCAAATCTTCCAGCTGGATTCAAAGCTAGGGGTGTTCGTATTCGTAACGATGACGAGCCTCTTAATCCTGGTGAGTTCAGAGACATCGATGTCCCAGGTGGGGATCTCAAAAATTCAATCATCCCATTGCCATACAAGGAGCCATCAGCCACACTAGCACAGTTATTAGGTGTTGTTGTTGATTCTGGCAGACGTTTCGCTCAAGTTGCAGATGCAAAAATCAGTGATGTAAACTCACAAGCACCAGTGGGAACAACTGTTGCGTTGATTGAACAAGGTTCAAAGATTATTTCAAGCATACATAAGCGTTTACATTATGGACAAAAACAAGAATTTAGAATGTTAGCAGAGATTTTTGCAGAAAATCCAGTTCCATATCCTTATTTTGTAGGTAATGTAGCACCACAAATCATGGCACAAGACTTTGATGGTCGTGTTGATATACTTCCAGTCAGTGATCCTAACATTTTTTCTATGGCACAACGCTTATCTTTAGCACAAACGCAGTTACAATTAGCTCAAGCCGCTCCACAAATGCACAATCAGTACGAAGCGTACCGAAGAATGTACGATGCACTTGATGTTAAGAACATAGATGGCATATTACCACCTCCACAGCCACCTGCACCAGCAGATCCAGCGACAGAAAATGCTAATTCTATCAAAGGAATGCCTTTACAAGCGTTCCCACAACAAGATCATGAGGCACATTTGATGGCACATGCTACATTTTTGTCTAATTTAGCGTCTCAAGCCAATCCTCAAGGCTACGCATTACTACAAGCTCATGTTCAAGAGCATATTGGTATGTTAGCAAGAGATCAAGTAACCAAATTTTTCCAAACAATGATGGAAGAAGCTCAACAAAGAGGTGAACCATTGCCACAAATAGCTCCAGAAGCTATTGAAGCTGCAATATCACAACAAATTGGCGAAATATTGAAAGAAGTTATGCCAGTAATAGAGCCTGCACAGAAACCAGACCCACTTGTAGCGATTAGAGAGAAAGAATTAGAGAATGATACGGCTGAAATACAAAGAAAGTCTATAAATGACATGATGAGTTTCCAAATTGATCAAGCAAAACTAAAGCAGGCGTTTGACATAGCACAACAGAGGACAAAAACTCAAGAACAAATAGCAGATGACCGTAATGACGTTAATATTTACCGTATAAACACTCAAGCTGCGAGTAGAAAGTAATATATGTTAGATCCTGCCTCAATTGGCATAGCCATTACAGCCGCTAATACGGCATTTTCGGCAATCAAACGCGGTTTTGCCGCAGGTCGAGAAATTGAGTCTATGGGAAAAGACCTTTCACGCTGGATGGGTGCTGTTTCAGATGTGGAAAATACTGAAAAATCTGCTAAAAGTGCGTCACCACTTAGAAAACTATTTAAAGGTCGAGAAATAGAGGCATCAGCTATAGAGGCTTTTACTGCAAAGAAAAAGCTAGAAGCACAGAGACAAGAACTTAAATCTTTTATTAATTTTCATTACGGAGCTAATTCTTGGAATGAAATTTTAAGGATGGAAGCGGAGATTAGAAAGAAACGAAAAGAAGAGATTTATGCCAAACAAGAATTGATGAGAAAAATTTGGGAATACATTGGGTGGTTTGTTTTATTCTGCACAGTTGTAGGTTTCATTATTTTTCTTGCATGGTTATACAAAGAAAAGAGAGGTTAATATGGATGGTGGAATGATACTAGATGCTTGGAATAATTTAGGATGGATCGATGGTATTTTATTTACTTTTTGGTTGTTTATCTTATATTATGGTAAATGTTGGATAGATGAGAGGTTTAAAAAATGATAAAATGGTTATTAAACGTATTTAAAGGGAATCATGGAGATTTGTCAAAGCACAGACTTCATACAACTAAGTACGAAGATTTATGTATGTAGGATGATATGTTACAGTTTTTAACACCAATAGCTAATTTAGCTGGCACATGGCTACAGAACAAAGTAGAAAAAACAAAAGCAGATGGTCAAGCAAAAGTTGCTGAAGCCAAAGCAAGAGCATCTGTTGCAGAAAAAGTTGCGGCAGGTAAAGTTAAATGGGAAGGCAAAATGGCAGATGCTACCAGTGAGAGCTGGAAAGACGAATTTGCTTTAGTTGTGTTACTTGCACCTGCGATATTAGTGTTTATTCCAGGTATGAGAGAGTATGTTAAAGAGGGATTTCAAGTATTGTCCACTTTACCAGACTGGTATCAATATCTTTTATACATTGCAATTTCTGCATCGTTTGGAATTAAAGGTGTTGGTCAAGCAGCTAAAATGTTAAGAAAGAAATGACACAAGATTTATTTAGACATTTAAGGATACATACAATGACTAAAAAAAATAAGGACCCAAAAGTTGGAACTGGAAAGAAGCCAAAAGGTTCTGGTAGACGTTTATATACGGATGAGAACCCTAAAGACACGGTTGGTATCAAGTTTGCTACAGAGGCGGATGCCAGAGCAACGGTTGCAAAAGTTAAAAGAGTTAATAAACCTTTTGCGAGAAAGATACAAATTCTTACAGTTGGTGAGCAAAGAGCAAAAGTAATGGGCTC